CTATCGGCCCTACCGACGTTGTAGTTGTCACAGGCCCTCAGGGCGATGACGGTCCTCAGGGCGCTCCCGGCACTCCTGCGGCTAACTCTGTCGCTGCAGCTACCGGCACTGCTTCCACTGACATGGCAAGCATCGCTTCGGCCTTGTCCGCAGCTAGGTCAGTTGTGGCCCTCTCAGGAACCTACGTCACTACCAAAGCAGGCATTTCGGTGCCTGCAGGCAAGTCGCTCCGCTTAGAGGCCGACGCCAAGCTCAAGATCGCTGATGGCGAGTTCAACACCTTCACTACTGGGTCTACCACTCAGGCCGTCACACTGTCGGGCAACAAGGCACGTTTCGTCGGCGCTATCGACGGCAACCGGGACGGGTCTACCAAGACTGCGAACAACGCTGGCCATACTGCGACTACTCGCCAGTTCAACCGGGGGATCGTTGCGAACGGTACGGCCGGTGCACCTCTGACTGGCCTGTATGTCGATGCAACGGTCACTGGTGTGATCGAGGGGGCAGTGGCCTTCAGCTACGTCAACGACTCCTACATTCGAGTGAATGTCAAGGACTCCGGCGGCGGGGTTGAGCTTAAGAATTGCGACAACGTCGTTGTCGAATACGTCGCTGACGATCTGAATCCTGACGGTTGGATCAGTGCCGCTAGTGGCGGCTACATGTTCGATTGCACTAGGATCACCGGTCGGATCGCGATTCGGAACCAGGGCGGAACGGTCGGGCTGCAATTAGGCGGGGACCCCGCGTGGAATGTCGGATTCACGATGGTCGCGTGCAGCGATGTCAGGCTTGACGAGCTGGTATGCGAGTTCATGGACGACGACAACCAGCTGCGCGGCCTTGGGGTATCGCTGATCGGCGTGCAGGATATGCACGTTGACCGCCTGAGGATCCACGGCTACTCCAACCTGCTGCTTGAGCTTGGTGGCGTGCAAGATTCCACCTTCGGGCAGATTGACTTAGACGGCAAGTACAGGCTCTATCCCGGCAAGACTGGGCACGATGGCATTGGTACCGCGCTGAAGAACAACAGCTTCCGCCCCGACTTCATCTCGATGTCGCCGGAATACACCCGCAACGTGCAGTTCCTCGGCGGTCGAGTCCGACGATGCACTGGCGAAGCCGTGGCTATGCTGCGTACGCTCGATACGACCTGGGTCGGCGTTCAGGTGGAGTCCAGCTGGAAAGGGCTGTACTCCGAGAGTTCGTACTGGTCAGACGCTGGCTACACGGTGGGCATTCCTGCCACCACTACGCAGAACTCTGGCCACACGTTCATCGACTGCGACTTCGACTTCCACGAGCGAAGCGGTATCGACCTCTACGACGGTGCGGATTTCCGATTCATCAAGTGCAGGGCTCGTAACAACAGCCAGGCCGGTGCGTACGGTGTCCTGACCGGCAACATGACCACGGCGTGCCGCCTCGGTCTAGGGGCAGGTACAGACACGGCTGGCGCTCGCACCATCACAGGAGGCAACAAGTCCGGCCTGCTCTTCGACGTTGACTGCGACGACACCCAGAGCTTCAACACTCCTGGGTTCCTGAATCCGGCAACACCACGGATCATCCACGTCGAGCAGACCGAGAGGTTCACGGCGGGACAGACCCTGACCTTGTCGGGCTGCGGTCCTTCCGGTGGGGCCCTCGTGGTTCGCGTTAACGACGTGTTCCGTGAGCAGATCACCATCGACCGTGACATCGTGACGTTCCCTTCGGCTACCGGCCTAAGCGGGCAGACGATCTCCACGTCGGGTACCACGTTGACTGGCTCGGGGACATCGTTCCTGACCTCTTTCACGGGCACAGCGTGGGTCGAAGTCGGCAGCGCGTTCCGGCGGGTCATCAAGGTCTCTAGCAACACGAGTGCAACCTTGGCTTCGGCGTTCGCTTCGAACGTCGCTGGTGGGACGGCTCTTGCTTTCCGCAAGACAACGATCACCAGTGGCCACTCTCAGTACTACGGAATCAGCGTTAGCGCAGACACCACCTCGGTGGTGCTACCGGCTAAGGCTCCCGTAGGAAACGTGACCGCAGCTGTGTTCATAGGATCGGGTATCTCCGCTAGCGCGGTGACCTACATGGCAGACACGTCAACAGCACAGACGTTCAAGAACAAGACACTCTCCCTGACAGACAACGTAGTCACAGGGACGCTGACTCAGTTCAACACCGCTGTCTCTGACGCTGATCTTGCCACCCAATCCGACGTAGCCACGTTGAATGCCAGTATCTCCGCAGTGTCTGCTTCGGTGGCTGGCCTTTCGCTGGCCAACACGCTGAGCGACTTCCCCACGGGAGAAGCGAACGTTCCTCGTTGGATGGTCAACCTGCCAACAACGTCAACCGGAAACGAGCTGATGCGCCTCGGGTATTGGACGGCGCAGAAAACGGAGACCATCACCAAGGTCCGCACGGTTAGCGGAACCCCCGCAGCGGCGGGAGCAACACTGGTCAAGATCGGTGTTTTCTCTGTCGCAACAAACGGTGACCTGACCCTGGTGGCGAAGACCGCAGACCTTTCCGCAACGACGTGGATTGCGACGAATACTCCGTACACGTCCAACTTCACTGCGTCGTGGACAAAGACTAAGGGGCAGCGATACGCAACAGCCGTGCTCGTGGTAGGTGCTTCCACCGTGCCGACGTTGGCCGGGTTCTACTCGCCTATAGCTGCATCTGAGCTTGCAGAGTCACCACGGGTTATGGGGCACGTTAGCGCCACTGATTTCGGTACTATCGGATCCACCATCGCGGGTTCGGGCGTGTCGAACAGCTCTGCAGGTATCGCCTACATGGTGCTGCTGCCCGCTTAACAAACGAGGGAGATATGGAAAAGATTCTCATCTACTCGCGCTCCGCTGTGGGCGCGTACGACGGGGTGGGCCAGCAGCGTCCTTGGGACTGCTGCCCGGCTTCGGTGCAGATCATCATGCGGGCTGCAGGTATCAACGTTGACGAGCAGACGCTCATCGACGCTATCGGCACCAACATCAACGGCACCAACCACGCAGGGCTGGCTTGCCCGATTCTGAACGAAAAGCTGGGTGGCGCTGGATACACAGCTGTGTGGCTCCCTAAGGAGCCGGTGTCGAGGGCTCAGATCGAAGCGCTGTGGAAGAACATCAAGCGCAGCATCGACGCTGGGCGAGGTGTCCTGTTGAACTTCGAGGCACCGCCTGGGGCGGGCCCTCAAGGCTCTCGGGGCTCTGTGTCTCCTCCGTATCCACGTTGGAGCACCACGTACCACTACACCGCTGGCACGGGTTACGCCGTCGATGACGACGGCTCCCGCCATGTGTGGGTTGCTGACCCGGCCTGTTTCGGTGGTGTCAGTGGGTACTGGTGCCGGGTGGAGGAGATCGCTCGATTGATCGTTCCTCACGCGTATGCGTACGCAGCCGACGCTCCTATCCAGGTCGAAACGGTCGAAGACGTTAAGCCTACGCCGCCTCCGGTGGCTCCGCCTAGTGTCGAGGATCTTTCTGCCAAGCTGGACAAGGCCCTGGCCGTGCTCACCGCTCTGTTGTCGTTCCTGGAGAACAAAGATCCATCACTGCTAGAGGCGTACCGCGCCTCCTCGGAAGGAAAGAATTAATGTCTCTACCTGATATTCACTACCGGCAGTTGGCCTACAAGACTGTGCTCGCTCTGATTCCCGCTGTTGGCGCTATCGCCACCGCTGGGATTCTCACCGTGGGACAGGCTGGCATCATCGTCGGCGTGCTCGGGTTCCTGGGCAACCTGCTCGCGGATCGCGCTTCTTCGCAGCTTCGCAAGGACGGCACTCTGATCCTCAGCGGCACCGTCGAGGAGCAGGTCAACAAGGGCATCGACATCCTCACCAAGCAGGCCACCGACAGTGTCGGCGCTCTGGACCAGGTCGGTAACAGCCTGGACAACCTGAACAAGGTGAAGAACGGTGCGATCGACGCAGTCGGTAGCATCCCGGTCCTCGGGCCGATCACCAAGGATATCCTGCGGGATATCCTCAAGTAGTAGTAGGCGGGGAAGGTGCGGATCATCGCCCTTCTTAAACGACAGCATTCATGCGCCCCAGCCCAACGATAGGAGGACGCAGTTGACTGAGTTGGCACCTACGCCTCCGCACATAGTCGGACCTACGTGGAAGAAGACAGCAGACGGCGAGTGGTACCTGCCTGAGAGGACTCTCGGGTGGGGAGTGATCACCTGGATCTCTGATTACGTAAACACTCCAGGAGGACACGACAACCCAGACCGTCTCCGAACTCTTATCGCCCTGTCTGAGGCTGGACTGTTGGTCAACGAGAACATGATGGTTCTCACCGACGAGCAGATCCGGCTAGTGCTGTGGTGGTACGCCGTAGACGGCAGAGGCAACTACCTGTACCGCGAGGGTGTCATCCGACGCCTGAAAGGGTGGGGCAAGGATCCGTTTACCGCAGCGCTCTGCTTGGCTGAGTTGTGCGGGCCTGTAGCGTTCGACCACTTCGATGAAGAAGGCGAGCCGGTAGGCAAGCCCCGAAACTCGGCCTGGGTAACTGTAGCGGCAGTATCCCAGGACCAGACCAAGAACACCTTCGCTCTTTTCCCTTCGATGATCTCGAAGAAGCTCAAGACCGACTACAAACTTGAAGTCAACCGCTTCATCATCTACTCGGGAGCAGGGGGCCGCATCGAGGCGGCTACGTCCGCTCCTGCGTCCATGGAAGGCAACCGCCCAACGTTCGTTGTTCAGAACGAGACCCAGTGGTGGGGGCAGGGCCCAGACGGCAAGGTCAACGAAGGCCACTCGATGGCTGAGGTCATCGAAGGCAACATGACCAAGGTCGAGGGCTCCCGCACCATGTCTATCTGTAACGCCCACGTACCGGGCACTGAGACTATAGCCGAGAAGGCTTACTTGGAGTGGCAGGACGTTGAAGCGGGTAACTCGCTGAGCAAGGCGATGATGTATGACGCTTTAGAGGCCCCAGCGGACACACCAGTGTCCGAGATCCCTTTCGAGGGCGAAGACCCTGAGGGCTTCAAGAAAGGCATCGAGGCGCTAAGGCAGGGCATCTTAGTGGCCCGTGGCGATTCCACGTGGCTTCCTGTCGAAGACATCATCCTGTCTATCCTCTCTCCAAAGAACTCGGTTATCGAGTCCCGCCGCAAGTTCCTCAACCAAGTCAACGCAGCTGAAGATTCGTGGCTGTCGCCGCGAGAGTGGGATCGTATCGCTGACTTGAACCCAGACGGCAAGCTGCAGAAGGGCGACAGGATCGCCTTAGGCTTCGATGGGTCTAAGTCAAACGACTGGACAGCACTCGTAGCCTGCCGCATCGCTGACGGGAAGCTCTTCCTCATCAAGGTGTGGGATCCCGCCAAGTACGGCGGCGAGGTTCCCCGCGAGGACGTGGACGCTACAGTCCATTCTATGTTTGCCACCTACGACGTTGTAGCCTTCAGGGCTGACGTTAAGGAGTTCGAGGCTTACGTAGACCAGTGGTCTCGCACCTACAAGAAGAAGATGCGTGTCAACGCCTCACCTAACAACCCGATTGCATTCGACATGCGTGGGCAGCAGAAGCGTTTCGCTTTCGACTGCGAGCGTCTGGAGGACGCTGTTGTGGAGCGAGAGGTGTCGCACGACGGCAACCCGATTCTGAGGCAGCACGTAATGAACGCTAAGCGTCATCCGACCAACTACGGCGCTATAGCGATACGAAAGGCCACCAAAGATTCCAGTAAGAAGATCGACTCCGCAGTATGCGCGGTGCTGGCTTTCGGAGCCAGGCACGATTACCTGATGAGCAAGAAAGCACGCACCGGGAAGGTGGTAGCAGTTAGATGAGCGGAGCGCCCTTACCTGGGCAAGAAGACAAAGTTGACCCGACAGTATCCCGCGACGAACTCATTTCGGCGTTTGAGGATTCGGTTAACCTCCTCAAGACGAACACCTCGTATTACGAGGCCGAGAGGCGTCCTGAGGCTATCGGTGTCACCGTTCCTGTCCAGATGCAGAAGCTGTTGGCCCACGTCGGCTACCCGCGTTTGTACGTCGATTCAATCGCTGAGAGGCAGTCCGTTGAGGGCTTCCGTGTCGGCGGCGCTGAGCAGGCCGACGACGTTCTGTGGCAGTGGTGGCAAGCCAACAACCTAGACATCGAGGCACCCCTCGGGTACACCGACGCCTACGTCCACGGCAAGTCTTACATCACGATCTCGCAGTCCGACCCTAACCTTGACCCTGACTGGGATCAGACGGTTCCAATGATCAAGGTTGAGCCGCCTACCAGAATGTACGCGAGGATCGACCCCCGTATCGGCAAGGTGTCCATGGCTATCAGGGTGGCGTACAACGAGTCCGGTGACGAGATCCAGGCCGCTACCTTGTACACGATGAACGAGACTGTCGGCTGGTTCAAAGCTGACGGCGAGTGGCAGGACTGGTTCACAGTCAGACACGGGCTCGGCGTTGTGCCTGTAGTGCCTATCCCTAACCGCACCCGCTTGTCGGACCTGTACGGCACGTCTGAGATCACACCTGAGCTTCGGTCTATGACCGACGCTGCTAGCCGTATCCTCATGCTCATGCAGGCGACTGCAGAGCTTATGGGAGTGCCACAGCGACTTATCTTCGGCGTTAAGCCTGAGGAGATCGGCGTTGACAGTGAGACAGGGCAGACGTTCTTCGACGCCTACATGGCCAGGATCCTAGCGTTCGAGGACGCTGACGGTAAGATCCAGCAGTTCTCTGCTGCAGAGCTTGCCAACTTCACCAACGCACTCGATCAGATCGCTAAGCAGGTTGCGGCCTACACCGGCCTGCCTCCTCAGTACCTTTCCGCATCCTCGGACAACCCTGCATCTGCTGAGGCGATCCGCGCAGCGGAGTCGCGCCTCATCAAGAAGGTCGAGCGTAAGAACTTGATCTTCGGCGGTGCTTGGGAAGAGGCTATGCGTATCGGCTACAAAATGGTGAAGGGCGGCACAGCCCCTCCGGACTACCAGCGCCTAGAGACTATCTGGCGTGACCCCAGCACTCCGACGTATGCGGCTAAGGCCGACGCGGCTACCAAGCTGTACGGCGGCGGGGTCGGCGTGATCCCCAAGGAACGCGCCCGCATGGACATGGGCTATTCGATCGCTGAGCGTGAAGAGATGCGAGTCTGGGACGAGCAAGAGGCCGCTATGGGCCTGGGACTGATGGGTACGATGTACGCAACTGACCCGAACGCTCCTACGGGAAGCTCTGGAGCTACGGCTCCTGCAAGCAAGGGCCCGCTACAAGCGAAGCCGGTCCCGGCGCAGGTTGTTCCGAAAGCCACCGTCCATAAGGCGAAGGCGTGACGCCTGAGCAGTACGCGGCCTCGCAAGCCGCTATAACAGCCAGCATCGCAGCTTACGTCCAACGTATCGCGAGCTTGTTCAAGGGCCCCAGCCTGTCCATCAAGGATTGGCTGGGGTTCCTGCAGGCTATCTTCCCAGAGGTTCAGAAGCGGTACGACGAATCAGCAGATCTGGGTAGAAGGTTCTACGACTCCCAGCGGAAGCTCCACCAGCCCGGCCTGGACATGAACGAGAGGTTCTTGTCTGAGCTTAAGTTCGAGTGGTTCGTCCAGAACATGGAGCCAGCCCGCAAGGACATGTCTAAGGCTGACTCTTCACCGCAGGCCACCGTAAAGGCGGCTCTGACGGCTGTACGTGAAGTGGAGATGGCGGGGCGTAGGCAGATCATCGCCGCAGTCAAGAACGACCCAGAGCCGGTCCTACAGGGCTGGGCAAGGGTGGCTACCGGGCGCGAAACATGCGCCTTTTGCCTCATGTTGATCTCTAGAGGTGTGGAGTTGAATCACAAAGGCAACTTCGCTTACAGAGCCGCTAACACCTCGGGGATCAACCTTGACGACGTAACTGCCATCGACTTCTTCAACGAAGCTGGAGGAGACCCAGAGACATTCCTCAAGAACCTCAGGGAGGATTCCAAACACAACGTGGAGCAATGGCACACAGGGTGCGACTGCATCGCCGTGCCCGTGTTCGACCTAGAGAACTGGACTGGTAAAGAACAGGCCACTCGTGCTCTGCAAAGCTGGATCGACGCTGGCCTAGAGGCCAAGGAACTTATCGACTCAGGCAAGTCAAGAACTAAGAGCACACACACTGAGACCATCAACGCTCTCAGACGCCGCCTCGCGAGAGGCGACATCTCAATGTCCAACTACGCGCTAGCCGCGTAGTACTAGAACCCCTGGTGGGTTCGTAACCAACACTGCCCAGGAGGCTAAATATCATGTCCGAAACCCCCACTAACTCTGACGTTCCCGTTGTGACCCCGGTGGTCACTGAGAAGCCGTTGGAATCCGCCCCTAAGGTGTACCCAGAGGAATACGTTAAGTCCTTGCGGGATGAAGCAGCTGCGGCGCGTGTGGCGAAGAAGGACGCTGTTGAGTCGGCACTCAAAGAGGCCAAGGAAGCTGCTGCAGCTGAACTTGCTTCGAAGGATGTCGAGATCGCTGAAGTGCGGGGAGCGCTGAATAGCGCTCAACTGGAGCTGGAGAAGTACAAGATCGCCGTTGAGGCGGAAGT